TAAAGGAGGAATACAATTGTCCGTGCTGTGAGGAAGGCGTCGGCATATACAATATAGAACGTGAAGAATGGTCATATCAGAATGAATATTGTCCCGAATGTGGGCAGCACATCAGCTGGGAGGGAATAGACAGTGAATGACGAAACTGAAGCTGAAAAGATAGAAGAAATAGCTATGCTTGCAGCAAAAATATTGTTTGAGAAACCAAAGCTAAAATACAGTGAAGTCATACAATTAGCAAAAGAAATTGTTGAAGGAGGAAAAGAAAGATGACTGAAACATATACAAAAAATGGACAAACCTACACAAAATCAAACCACAGACTGAGATATGATCCCAAAATTCATTTTCGATATGGAGAGAAGTGGACAAAAGAAGAATTAGCTGAATTATGTGGATTGTGGAAAACCGAAAAGGCAACGGATATTGCTATAGGACTTGGGAGGACAGTGGGGACATGTTACAACAAGGTACGCAAACTGAAAGAGTATGGACTATTTGATTATTATAAAAAATGTTTTTATAAAGGAGAGGAAGAAAGATGAAGTTTATAGCGGCATATATAGGACAAGTTAAAAATTTTAAACCGATTGATTTGACAAAAAAAGAAGACCCCAGGACGGCAATCCTTAAAGGTCAACAGCAAAAATCTATTACACATATTCTACCACACGGTGAAGGAAAAAGCAACTATTCAGTTGTGTGTAGAAGATGCAACAGAAAACTTACTTCAGAAGTAAGTAGAAATAGAGGATACGGGAGCTATTGCTGGAGGAAAACGAAAAATGAGGAAGCAAAGGCAAAACAGATGAGCATGGTGGAATTCGTAAAGGAGGAAGGAAAGTAAATGATAAATAAATTGGCAGAACTTGAGTTAGAAGAAGCTATGGAAGCTACTGAAAAGGCAGATACAGAGAATGATAAGTTTACAATAAATGATTTAGGCGGTGCAAATTGGGCTTTTAGAAAATTATCAGCCATGGAACAAAAGAGAAAAGAAATAAAAGAGCTTGCGAATAAGGAAATAGAAAGGATTCGTGAATGGCAAGAGCAGGAAACAAAGGGACTTGATAATTCTAAAGAATTCTTTGAAGGATTACTGGTTAAATATTTTGCAAGACAAAAGGAAGTAGACCCCAAGTTTAAGCTATCTACTCCATATGGGAAAGTCGCTACTAGAAAACAACAGCCTAAATGGGTGTACGATGATGAAAAAATTATTGAATGGCTAAGGACTAATGATCCAGAATTAATAAGAATTAAAGAAGAGCCTAGCAAAGAAGATATTAAGAAAAAATACACAATAGTAGGGAACAATGTAGTGACAGAAAACGGGGAAATAGTGGAGGGAATAACAATTGAAGAAAGGCCAGAATCCATAACCATTAAGGTGGAGGTGTAGACATGGACAATAATAAAATAGTAACTCAAGAAACAAATTCCATGATGATAATAGAGGGTCTTAAATTAGATAGATTAGCAGATTCTATGAAGAAAATCAGTGAGTTCCAGGAGGTTATTCAAAAGACATTGGTTCCAAACCATGACTATGGCCAAGCATTCTTTGGCAGTGGCAAACCATCTCTATTAAAGCCTGGAGCAGAGAAAATACTAATGCTGTTAGGGTTGTCTAGTGAATATGAAATTATTGAAAAGATCCAGGACTATGAAGAAGGATTCTTTGCATACACAGTTAGATGTATTTTAAAAAAGAATGGAATGATTATTACTGAAGGCCTTGGGCACTGCAACAGTAAAGAAAAGAAATATGAATCGGACAAGCAAGACAAATATATGTTAGGTAATACATGCTTGAAAATGGCCAAGAAAAGGGCCCAGGTCGACGCAGCATTAACCGTAGGAAGCCTAAGCAATATATTTACTCAAGATTTAGAGGATATGGCAGTATTCGAGCAATCAGAAAGGCTAGAAACTATGAATCCAGATGATGCAGAGAACATGAAAATTAACTTTGGCAAATATAAAGGAAGAACAATCAAGGAAATATATGCAGCAGATGAAGGTTATGTTAAGTGGCTTTCAGAGAAGGCAAAGGATCCAGCAGTAAAGAAAGCGGCAGAGATGGTTTTGAAAGGTGACAGTCAAATAGAAGGGCAGACTTCAATAGATAATATAGATGCAGCTATAGATGAGACTATAAACGAATCAGAATTACCATGGAATGATGAGAACGTACCATTTTAGGCTAAGGGGTATTATTCCCCTTGGTCCACAGAATAGGAGGCCACAGAAGTGAATTATATAAAAGAGATAAATGCCTTTAGGAATTATCTTAAGACTAATTCTCTTGAAGCAATTACACAAGCTTTATGGTACGTAATAGCAGATTACCATAACTCGAGTAATTGGGATAGATGGATTGCTATAGATAATCAAAGGCTTGCAGCAGAATTATGTATAAGTGAAAAAACATTAATAAAACATAGAAACAAATTAATTCAGGCCGGACTATTAGAGTATAAATCGCAGCAAAGAAAAAAAGGTTCTGGTAGATATAAGCTACTAAGTTTTGAATTAGGAGAGGCAGGAAAGAAAGAAACTGTTGAACAAACTGCTGAAAATATTACACCAGATAAGAAAGCAGATGGTAAAACTACTGTAAAAAATACACCAGATAAGAAAGCAGAGCGGAAAGCAGTTCAGGGAGCAGATTGGAAAGCAGATCGTTCAGACTTATATAAACTAAACGAAACTAAACTAAACGATATAAATACTAGTACTACTACAGAAACAAAAGAAGATAATTTTAAAAATAATTTTGATGAAGAATTTAAAGAGCTAGCACAGCTATATCAAAAATGTGGGTTTGATGTCAATGGCTTAACTCCTGATTGGCTTATGGATTTAAAAGAGAGATTTGGATTTGAATGGGTTAAAAATGCTATCCTTGAAGCTGAAAAACAAGGAGCAAGGAGAAAGGCTTACGTAGAAAAAATATTAAGTAATTGGCAGAGATGGGGAGGAATGAAATTGTCAACTGATAATAAACCAGATGCAAATAGGTCAGCTGCAACACCAGCAGCTAAAAAAACCAAGTTCCATAATTTCAAACAAAGAACAGATAATTATTCCGCTGATCAGTTGGAGGATATAGCACGAAGAAAAAGAGAGGAATATTTCAAAAAGGCACAGGAGGGAGGAAATTGAAACTTTGCTGTAAGTGTAATAGTAGGATGGTAGAGGTAAAATTAGTGAATCTAATCGGGCGGACATACAAGGCATTGGTCTGTACGTATTGCGGCCATATATATACCAAGGATTGGTTTTTAAAAAGGGAATGGAAAGTGGGATAGGAGGATTAGAATGTCAAAGGCATGTATAGACTGTGAAAAGAGACATCCTGGATGTCACGATAAATGCGAAGTGTACCAGAAATATAGCAGATGGAGACGGAAAGTCAGAGAAGAAAGGCAAAGTAAGTTTATATACAAAGACTACATCTCTAATAAATTATGGAATGAGAAAAGGATTTGAAACTATGAAACATTATTTAATAACTAACTCTATTGAATCTATAAATTTAAAAGACAAAAGTATAAAAAACAAAGAGGTTTTAAATTTGATTGAAGAAAGAGACGAAATTAAACTAGGAACACAGGTAGTTGTAGATATAAGTGTATCAGGTGACTATGTTTTAGAGGTTGTAAAAATCGAAAGAGACGGAGGTAAGGTTTGGTGGCAGGTTAGAAGGAGCTGATAGTATGAGATGGACCGAAGAACAATATATGGAGTGGCTAGAAAGACAAGGGGTAAAAACAGCCAGGAAAAAACCTAAGAAACGTAGCAAATACAATAATAAAAAAACATGGGTAGATGGTATATGTTTTGATAGCAAGAAGGAAGCTGACTATTACAGCATGTTGAAAGTTTTAAAAGAAGCAGGAGAAATAAAAGGTTTTTGTCGGCAGCCTGAGTTTATTCTAGTAGAAGGAAATGTTGAAAATAGAGCAATAACATATAAAGCTGACTTTATCGTATTCAATAATGACGGTAGAGTGGAAATTATAGATGTAAAAGGATACGAAAGTGAACAATGGAAACGGACATATAAGCAATTCAGATTAAAATATCCTGAATTGGAACTAGCGATAGTTAAATAAGGGGGAGAAAATTGAAAGAAAACTTAATCAATAGAAAACAGTACAAGGCAGTAAAAAAGATGGATAGGCAGGAAATGGAGGTATTCCTTGCGGATATTTATAAGACAGGGTTTGAGGATGGAGTAGATGCAGGGAATAAAGCAGATTTTAAAATACAACTGGTAGAGGTACTTAATAATACGAAAGGGATAGGTCCTAAGTTATTTGATAGAATTTTAGAAACTGCAAAGGAGATGGGAATATGAAATGTTCTGAGGAAGTTTCAAAAATGTGTATGCAGGCCATTAAATACAAGAAGTATGCAGAGGTAAGAGATTGTGAGAAATGTTGTTTATATTGTGAAAGTAAATGCGACCAAGTTTGCGAGAAAGCATTGGAGGGAGACAAATGCAAATAAAAATAGGAGAGAACCATAGAGTTATAACGGATCCATTAAATTATATATTACAAGAAAAATATATTGCTAAGAAAGGCAAAAATAAAGGGAATGAAGTATGGAAAAACATCAGCTATCACTCTAATTTTAAACAAGCTATAGAAAGCTATGTAGGTAAAGGTTTAAAACTATCTGATGCTAAGGGAGTAGAGGAAATTTTAAACAAATTAGAGCAACTAGAGAAAGATATAAACAATTTGGAGGTATAGTAATGGAAGTAATAATAACAACGATAATAGGCATATTTGCAGTATGTATTTTAGTATCATTAGCATCTTTGGCTTATACATTAGAAAAAGTAAGGGAGATGGAAGAATGAGCGAAAAGGAAATATATAGACAAGCTATAGATAAATGGGGTCAAATTACAATGGTATTCGAGGAAATGGCAGAACTTCAAAAAGAGCTATGCAAGAGTTTGAGAGGTAAAGAAAATAGAATAGAAATTGCCGAAGAAATGGCAGATGTAGAAATAATGCTAGAGCAGATGAAGATATTATTTGGGATAGAGGAAGGGGTAGAAAGGCATAAAACATTGAAACTACAAAGATTAGAAGGGAGACTAAAAAGGCAGGAGGGGCAGCTATGGAGATGAACAAGCAATATAATAAAGCAAAAAAACAGAATTTAAAAAATGAAATGATATGCTACATAGATGAAATAATGAATACAGCTGAAAAGATGAATAGCCTTGACTATTTTAATATTGAAATATCTAACCATGAGGGAAAATTGAACGTTGAGTATAAGCTTAAAAATAGAAAGAAGGTGTATTGATGGCTTTTTCAAATAAAATCACAGAAATAATAAACAGAGAAATATATATTGAAGATGATGAAGGCTGGGAAGAAAATATTACATTGATAGATTATATTAACAAAACCTGTAAAAAGAAATGTGATATAGGATGGGACATTGATGCTCCGCCAGAATGCGAATGTATAGTAAGTAGATTTTATTATGCTATCGTTAAATTGGCAGAAATGGAGCATAGCAAAGAAGGACAAGAATGGGAAAAACGTATGAGAATAGGTTAGGAAAGAAGGTGTATTGAATGAAAATGAGTGATTTAGTAGGTAAACATAAAAAAGAAAGTTGTTTTAAAGAAGTATATGGAGAACCGCCTATGGTGCATGGAGCGTTTACTTATAGATGCGAAGATTGTGGAAATGAATGGCGTATGTGGCTTGAGGTAGGCGTGGAAGGAAAAGATAAAATAATGCCAAGTCCATTTACAATAGGTTGCAAGTGTGGTGGATGGGCTGAACATGTAGATTGGCATAAAGATATTTGGTTTTCTGAACATGGACATAGACCTATAGGTATTGGAATGAAATTCTTTGCGCTAGATCATGAGTATGGATGTGGGAAGGCAAGTATATATATGGGTGAAAAGAAAGGCTATTAATACACATAATGTTATTTATGTGCAACAGGAAAGGAGAATAGGAATGAAACACAAAATTGGAGATACGGTAGAAATATTTAAAATAAAAGAAAAAACTAAGGTAGTCAGTATTGTTAAAGGAGTTCAGGCAGATATATACGGCACTATGATAAATGCCTATGAACTGGAAGGCAGAAAAAAACTTTATGTAGACATTCATGATGGCACGGTTGGTAGTATATAGATTATTATTTATGCGAAGTAGAAAGGAGAATGAAAATGGATAGGAATATAGCATTTCAATAATTTATGACATTATCAATTCAGGTATTATAAGCGAAGAATTAGAAGAGAATTTAAGAAGTATTGCAAGTGCGATAGAAAAAGATAACTGGATAGGAGAAATTAAAACACCATGTAATGGCAGGGGTTGTTAAGCTATGAAGGACTTAGAGCCTTGGCTGGTCGAACAATATTATTGGGGAACAGTCGTAAGGCATAGAAAGGGTAAGCCGGATATAATTTTTTTAAATGGAGGACAAGAAATAGATGTAAGCGACATAGATATAATAATTCATGAAAATGGCATAGAGTTTATTAAAATTTAGCTGAACATAACAAGAATTATGTGAAGTAGAAAGGGGAATAACGATGATAAAAAAGAATAAAGAACATACAAGATTAGAGTTTGGTAATGGAGATATATGTGTAGCAGGTGGATATACAGAACACGAAAATAATAAAATAACAGGATTTGTATTATTTACGAATCAAGACCCAAGAGAGATTGGAAGTAAAGGAGTTGTTAAAGCAGGTGAAGTAAATTTAGAAGATTATCCAGTAGTGATGACATTTAGTAAAAAAGAAAGTATTGATGTTGTTATAAAACAACTTGAAAAAGCTAAATCATTTATGGAATAGGTGCAGTAAGTATGAATGAGAAAGAATTATTAAAAAGTGAAGATTGTTTATATTGTATATGTATAGAATGTAATCAGAAATTTAACACAGATATAGAAAGTTGCAGTTATAGTGATTGTAAATGGTGCAAAGATGAAATAGGGCAATATACTGAAAATTGCAGACTTTATATAGATAAAGGAGGAAGTTATGAGTAAATATCCCTTGAAAATTGAAAGAGTTGTAGAGTTTGAAGGAGTTAGCACAACTGGGTATTATAGCAAAGGACATCACGATAAGAACGAGTTTATAGAAGCTGTAAAAGGTGATTATGAGTACGAAGGGAATATCAATGATGTTAGACATCTCTATATAAAAGTATCACCTTCTCCAACTGGTGGATTGCTAATTAACTATAGAAAAGAACCTTGTAGGGGTAGTTTTCCAGCAACAGTAATAGAGATCTAAAGGAGGATTAAAATGATAAGTAAAGAATATGGGAAATATACTTTAGAGTGCGATTGCTGTGGAAGGCATCATTCCAATTTTGATACATTTGAGGATGCGTTAGATTATGCTAAAGACATGGGTTGGGAAAAGAAGAAAGAAAATGGAGAATGGATTAATATATGTGAAGATTGCCAGAATGAATAGTTGAACATAACAAGTATTATATGCAATAAAAAATATACAGTATAAACAATGTATATACAGTCCTACCATACCTAGATGGCGGACGCAGATTTAACACTTATAAAAGTGTAGTCTGTGTCCTTTTTTTATTGAGGAGGGATAGAATGAAGTTTAAGTGTGAGATAGACAATATAAAAACTCTTAAAAAAGGTATGAAGATAACATTGACTATAGATAACAAACAAACCATAGAAGTAATGAAACATATATATAATTTCATGGATAAGCCTATCATTGTTGAATTGCTAATAGACGAAAAGGAACAGAAGGAAAGACTTAAACAGATTACACCAGAGCAGAGAAAGAAGATATATGCCATTTTGAGAGATATAGAGGCTTATACAGGAGAGAATGTAGAGAGCTTGAAAGAAGATACCAAAGCAAGTTTTATTAGAGCAACAGGATATGAAGATTTTAGTTTAAGTAACTGCAGCAAAGAATTAGCAGCAGCTTATATAGAATATTTGATTAGATTAGCATTTGAGTTAGGCGTTCCATTATCAGAAAATCCAATAGAATGTATTGAAGATATAGAAAATTACTTAAAACTATGCCTAGATAAAAGAATTTGTGTAGTATGTGGTAGACCAGGAGAAGTACACCACGTGGACGTGATAGGCATGGGGAGAGATAGGGAGACGTATGACGACAGCAACCACAGAAAGATGTGCCTATGTCGTAAGCATCATAGTGAAGCTCACCAGATAGGTATGGATGCATTCCAGGGCAAATACCATGTGTATGGCATCATTTGGGAGGGATAGGCATGGATAAAAAGTTTGTAGACGTAACAGATAGGGTAACCCAGGCACCGGACCTGGATGGTGAGCTAAAGGCGTTTGACTATATGATGAGAGGTAATAGAGGAAGCGTTATAGAGGAGGGTGGCTATGGACAAAGAGCAGTTAAAGCAGCTAAAATACCTAAAAAGCGAAATAGAGATGCTAAAAAAACAGATAGAAGATATAGAAACCATCACAACAAAAGATAGCGTAAAGGGATCCCTATCAGAACATCCATATATAGAGACTCACTTTAAGATAGAGGGGATAGACTATAAGGACTACAATCGTAAGGTGAAAAGGCTACAGAGAAAACTCCAAAGAAGAATGGAGGAACTTATAGACTTGGTAGAAGAAACAAACGAGTATATTGAGAGTATAGAGGATAGTTTAATACGCCAGATAATAGCACTTAGATACGTAAATGGACTTACGTGGGATCAGGTAGCCGCTAGTATTGGGGGAGGTAATACAGCAGAAGGACTAAGAAAAAGGGTACAAAGATTTTTTCAAGAAAATTAAAGTTGTCCCGGTATGTCCGTTTTAGATGTGGTAATATGATATTAGTGAAAAGTATATTTATATAGGAATTTGAAAATCAAAGATCTCCCTACCCCCTTTTGAAAGGCATGCCTGAGTGGCGTGTCTTTTTGCATATTTTTACGAAATGAGAAGGATTTCCTCTCTTTTTGTAGAAGTATAGGGGAGAAGGGAGAGGATAATATGAGCAGTGACAGTATAGACGGCGATATCTTGCTGGCAATGTTAGGAGGTATAAAGCAAGGAATAGAGGACGTTGAATCAGAAGTGAACAGCGTATATACTTGCATATCGGATATTTCTGAAACAAACAATAAGCTAGACAAAATAATAGAGTTATTAGAAAAAATAGCAAAGAATATTTAAAGAGCCTAACTAAGGCTCTTTTCTTTTACAAAAATTAGGGGGTGGAAGCACATGGCAACAGACTTAATTTGCAATAAATGTTATTTGAAAAAAGAATGTGAATTGCCATGTAATGCCTTCGAGGAATTATATAAAATATATGATGAGCAAAACAAGAAAGATAAAACAATACGAGTTCGGAATTTAAAAAGGCAGTTAGGAATAAGAGATGCAGAACCAAGCAATGAGCTTAGATACCTGGCAACTAAAACAATTAATAGATTCCCAGAATTTGCATTTATAAAAGAGTGGAATATTAAGATAGGATATGTAATCAGTCAGGAAAAGAAACGAGGGGAAAAGATTATATTTGCTGATTGCAGGAAGGTACAAGAGGTTTTTAAAGCTTACCTGCCTTTTGATTTTATAATTACATTTTATGAAAATAATACAGGGTTCTTAAACGAAAACCAGTTGAAGATATTAATGTACCATGAATTAAAACATATAGGAATGGGAGAAAAAGGGCCGAAGACAATACCTCACGATATAGAAGATTTCAGTGATATTTTGGATAAATATGGGCTTGATTGGAATGCTTTCGGAAAGGAGTTGCCGGATATATCAGGAGGTGATTGATAGATGGATAACTTACAAAACTTTACAGAATACAAACTTACAGATAAAGAGAAAAATTTACTTGAGGTGTTGTTAAATCCCGAAAATAGAATGAAGTCAATAACAGATATCTGTAAACTTGCAAAATGCTCACGTCCTGTCTATTATGAGGCCTTTTCAAAACCTGGTTTTGTTGAGATATATAAAAAGCGGTCTATGGACATGGTAAAACAATCTATCGCATCTGTATTAAATACGTTTATTAGAGAAGCGCAGAGGGGCAGCTTCCAGCACGGGAAAATCCTTCTTGAAATGGCAGGGATGTATACCGAGAGCTCAGATGTCAAAGTATCTGGAGAAGTCAACACGAACACCGACAAGCTTGATGCCATACTGGAGCAGTTGAAAGAGGGTGATTAACCTTGAGTGAACAGTTCTTATTATCTGAAAAATATAAGGCTTTTTTAAAGTGTAATGCGCCTGTGGAGTTCCTTGAGGGGACCTAACCACATATGCGGGCAAAACTACAGTTGGCATATTTAAGTTTATGCTAAAGGTTAAGGAGAGCAGCAAAAAGCAGCATATTATTTCAGGTCTTGACCTTGGCACGATTGAGAAAAACATAATTAACAAAGATTTGGGTATTATCGATATATTTGGCAGTTTGGTTCAATACAATCCGTCCGGCAGGGGTAAGGAAACACTTCCTCACATTGTGTACCAAGGCAAAATTATATACGTTCTTGGATATGGAGATAAAGCCCGTTGGAAAAAGGCGTTAGGCTCACAGAACGGATGTATCTATATAGACGAAATCAATATAGCTGATATGGACTTTGTCCGAGAGGCGTCTATGAGGTGTGATTATCTATTAGCAACATTAAATCCGGATGATCCAAGTTTGCCAGTTTATTCTGAATATATTAACCATAGCAGGCCACTACCTGAATATGAGAAGGATGCGCCCGACGAACTGAATCAAATGCTTAATGAAGAACCAAAGCACGGATGGGTACATTGGTTTTTTTCTTTTGAGCATAACGCAGGGCTAAGTGAAGAGAAGAAAGAGCGAATCATAATGAATGTACCTAAAGGTACGAAGCTTTATAAAAATAAGATACAGGGCTTAAGAGGGCGCTCAACGGGGCTTATATTTAATTTGCGTAAAGAGAATATAATAACTCCTAAGCAAGCAAGACCATATCATCCGCAGGATAATCCGAAGGGCTTTAAGTACGTACTATTTTCATGCGGCGTAGATACTTCATATAGTCGTACATCGGATGATACTTTTGCTTTTATATTCTCCGGCATTACGGCTTGTAGGAAAAAAATCATACTAGCTGAAAAAGTATATAATAACAGGGATTTGGCGGTACCGCTATCTCCTTCCGATGTACCGCCCAAGCTTATAGAGTTTTTAGATAGGTGTAAAAGCGATTGGGGCTTTGCAAGGAATGTATTTATAGATAGTGCGGACCAGGCAACAATCCTTGAATGTCAAAAATATAAAAGGGCCAATGGAAGCATGTATATGTTTCAACCGGCATGGAAGAAAACGCCGATTATAGACAGAATTAATTTAGAAAGTGGATGGTTGGCCCATGAAGAATCTTTGATTGTTGACACATGTAAGGAATGTATCAGAGAGCGTAATTTATATAGCTGGAAAGAAGATAAAGACGAGCCGGAGGATTGTAATGACCATACGATTAATGCGGACCAATATAGTTGGTTGCCATTTAAAGACCGCATAGGTAATACCAAGGAGGTGAAATAGTGAACATACAACCAATAATCAACTTGTTAAATAAAGAAAAACAGTATAACCTTTCATCGGAATACTATTCCCGTGTAGACGAATGGCGCGACTGGTGGAGAGGCTTTTACGAACCGTTTCATCAATTCAAGGAGCTTAACGGGGATAAGATAGTAACGCGTAAATTGTACACCCTGAAAATGGCAAAAAAAGTCTGTGAAGACTGGGCTAGTATTCTGCTAAATGAAAAAACTGAAATAGTTATTGATGAAGAAAATTCAAATAAATTTCTTAAGAAGGTTTTAGACGACAATGACTTTTGGCGGCTTGGAAATTCACTTGTCGAGAAAGCATTTTATTCCGGCACGGGGGCATTCGTCTTAAAACTTGATGGCATGAAACTGCAAGGCGAGACAGTCATGAAAAGCGCGGATGCCAAAATTAGAATTGATTATCTTACAGCTCACAATATTATTCCGCTAACTATCAAACATGGGAAAATAATTGAGGTTGCGTTTGTTTCCGAAATTCTGAATCGTGGTAAGAAATATATTTACCTTGAAACTCATGAGCTTGAGAATGGCGAGTATAAAATAACGAATAGATATTTTAGTTACAATGACGGTCAATTAAAAGAAGAATCACTACCCGAAGGAATATTATCGGTTATTAATACAGGAACGGATATGCCTTGGTTTGCAATATTCAGTCCTAATATCGTAAATACTTTTTCGAATACTAACGGTCTGGGAATGAGCGTTTACGCCCATGCAATAGATAATCTTAAAGGTGTTGACTTGGCATTTAATAATTTCAATAGGGATTTCAAGCTCGGCGGCAAGAAGGTGTTTTACTCTGAAAGCCTTATAAGGACGGATCAAGATGGGAATAAAATAACTCCTGATGATACGATGCAACAACTCTTTTCAGTCGTAGAGGCTCCACTCCGTGAGGACGGGAAGAATACCCTTATGACAGAATATAATCCGGACCTGCGTGTACAGGCCAACAAAGATGGTATTCAAGCGCAGTTAGATTATTTGTCATTTAAGGTTGGTTTTGGTACAAAGCATTACCAATTCAACGGCGGCACAATAGTTACGGCTACGCAGTATTCCGGGGATAAACAGGAGCTTATACAAAATGCAAGCAAGCATTATATTGTCATAGAAAAGGCATTACAGCAAATTGTACGCGCTATCTTGTGGGCCGGTAAGGAAATTTTAGGGCGGCCGGTTAATCCTGATGCACAGGTAACGGTCAACTTTGAAGATAGTTATATAATAGACAAAGAATCAGAGAGGCAAAGGGACCTGCAGGAGATACGAGATGGCATAATGCAGAAATGGGAGTACCGGCAAAAATGGTACGGCGAGGATGAAGCAACGGCTAAAAAGATGGTTGCGGCCAGCCAGACAGATGATGAGTATATGGGATTCGGCGGTGGTAGCTAATGCTTAAGCCTGGACAGATAGATAAATACCCTGATAATCTTGTGGAGCTTTATTCCCAGACTGAAATTGATATTATAGCCGATATTGCAAGACGTATCTCGACTTATGACTACTTCATACCATCAGCTGAATGGCAATATAAAAAGTTGGTAGAGATGGGTAATGTGCATGACGATACACTAAAGCGACTGTCAAAACTCACGGGCAAGACCAAGCGAGAGCTTGAAAAGATGATGCTTGAGGCGGGTTACGAATCAATAAATGTGGATGATAGGATATATAAAAAAGCTGGGCTTGACCCGTTACCGATTGAACAATCGCCGGCATTATTGGAGGTTTTACAGGCTGGAATAAACAGCACAAACGGTCTGTTTGAGAACCTGACGAGGACAACAGCAAGTACAGCATCAAAACAGTTTGAAAATATCCTGGACAATGCATACATGCAAATAACAACGGGGGCTTTCGATACAAATACAGCTATAAGAAACGCCATAAAGGATCTGGCCGGTAATGGAATAGCCTCAATTACGTATCCCAGCGGACATACAAGCTATATTGAATCTGCTGTAAGGCGTGCGGTTATAACTGGAGTAGGACAGACGGCAGGAAAGATGCAAGAAGCAAGAGCTAATGAGATGGGTTGCGATTTAATGGAAATAACGGCACATGCCGGGGCAAGACCTTCACATGCTGCATGGCAGGGTAAAGTTGTGTCTAGGAGTGGCAGAGAAGGATATCTATCTTTAGACGATATAGGATATGGTACCGGAGCAGGTTTTAAAGGCTGGAACTGCCGGCATGATTGGTTCCCATATTTTAAAGGTTTATCTGAGCCAGGATATACGGAAGAACAGTTGGAAGATTACAAAGCCAAAAATTATGAATACAACGGCGAAAAAATGACAGAATATGAAGCCTCCCAAAAGCAAAGAGCGATTGAGAGAAATATTCGGCGTTGGAAACGTGAATATATCGGCATGCAGGCAGCAGGGCAACCCACCGATGAAGCGGCGGCTCGTATCGGAAGATGGCAGGAAATTCAAAAGGATTTTTTGAAACAAACAGGACTGAAACGCCAGATAGACAGGGAACAAATATTGGGATTTGGGAAGAAAGAAGCGCAGGAAGCCGCTAAATATAATAAAATTTATTCTCCGAAGTTTTTAAAAATTAAAGGCATAGATAACTCTAATAAAGATACAGCCAAAGCAATACAAGAAGAATTAAAACTTATACCCAAAGAGCATGGATCCATAATTAAGGATACGGTAAAAGAAATAAATATTGTATCGGAAGGGAATTCAAGATATGATAGAGACAAAGGGAAAATGTATATATTTGAAAATCCTGAACCAGGAGAAATTATTCATGAATTAGGTCATGTGATTGAGACTAAGCTGGATTTATACAATAAAGAAGATTTTATAAAAGTTCTAAATAATGGACTTGAGAATATTTCTTTAGAAGATGTTATATACGATAAAGACACATATAATAGACCTATAGTAAGAATACAATCCGATAAATTTATCAGTGAATATCAAGGAAGATTATATGAAGAAGTAGGAATCTTAAATGATGACATGAGCGTAAACCTGAAAGCTATGGGAGAATATTTTAGTGAAGGATACAGGGAATTTATTATGAATCCGGATAATTTAAGAAAAAAAGATGAAAAATTATTTAAATTTATAGAGGGGCTTGGTTAAATGAATTTAAAAAAAGAGTTTTATAAGCTGAAAACTCCTTGGGATTTGCTCGATTTTATGAAAAAAAATAAAAATTTAGAATATGATAAGGATATGGCCGAATATTTTAATAAAATATGCAAAAAATTTTCGACTGGAGAAACGCCTTATGATCATAGTGACCCGAGGGAAGCCTTTAATAAGAAATGAGCACTCACTAAATAAAAATAGTGAGTGCTTTTCTTATGCTTAATTTTTAGGAGGTGATTTGATGGCTACAGCTACACAGATAACTTTAATCATATGCATTACTTTATTAATATTAAGTTTTAAAAAGAAGAAAGGAGAGAAATAAAATGGCTAAATATAGAAAGAAACCAGTAGTTGTTAATGCTTTTAAATGGACAGGAGATCAACATCAAGAGGAAGATCCTGAATGGATTGCTAATGCAATTAAAAACGGAATTGTTTGGTTTAACAATGAAGGAACAGACAAGTGTAATATGGAAATTAAAACTTTAGAAGGAAATCATATAGCGCATAAGGGCGATTATATAATTCAAGGAGTTAAAGGAGAGCTTTACCCTTGTAAACCCGATATATTTGAAAAAACATATGAACCAGCTGATTAAAACTTAGAAATAAGTCTTTTTTATTACTCTTTTTGGTATTTATGAGTATAAACTGAAAGAACCTATTTCGCCTACCTGTGGGCGTAAATACAGCAGGGCAACATGGGATGCAACCCCGTAAAAAGCGTAGTTGTGAAAGGAGATATATGAAACGTGAATTTTTAGAAGAATTAAAACTCGAAAAAGACGTAATCGACAAAATCATGGCCGAGAATGGCAAAGACATTGAAAAGTATAAATCCGAATCAGAAACTTTAAAAGTTACAAACGAACAACAAAAGACACAACTTGAAGCGGCAAACGAACAAATAGAATCCTTCAAGAGCATGGATGTCGAGGCGATTAAAAAATCAGCTGATGAATATAAGAAAAAATTTGAAGAGGCAGAAAAGAACCATAAAGCCGAGCTTGATAAAATTGCTTATAATTCCGCTGCTGAAAAATTTATTGATTCGTTAAAACCGAAAGACAATCTATCTAAAAGTGCAATTCTGGCCGAGTTTGCAAAGAAAGAATTCAAGCTTGACGGTGATTCCTTCCAGGGTGCGAAGGAATGGGCTGAACAGTTCAAAAAAGACAACGCAGCACATTTTGCAGACGGAAAAGACGATACGACACCAGTGTCAAGTGGGGGGGAACACAGCAATCCTCTTGACGGAGACGTTGACAAATTTGTTGCCGCAGCCATGAAAGGCGCGGGAATAAAAGAAGATAAAAAATAAGAGAAAAGGAGATGTAAAATATGGCAAATAGTATTGAATATGCAAAGAAATTTGTGCCGATAATTGATGCGATATATAAAGCAGCATCTGTAACAGAAGCTATGGATGCCGCTACGAAAGCAGATTTTACGGGAGTGAATGAAGTAAAGGTACTCAAAGTATCTACTACAGGGTTAGGCGACTACAGCAGAGAGAATGGATATCCTAAAGGGGATGTTACTGCTGCATGGGAAACTCTCACGCTGTCGGAAGAAAGAGGCAAAGAAATTTCCGTTGACCGTATGGATGATGAGGAAACTCTTGGATTAACCTTTGGAACGGTTACAGGTGAATTTATGAGATTGCATGTTATTCCTGAACTTGATGCATACAGATTTGCAAAATATGCAAGCACGGTAGGAATATCTACCGTTGCGACGCCTGCCGTGCTTACAAAGGATTCAATTATTGCGGCAATCGACGAGGCGGTTCGTCAGTTGAATGCGGATGAGGTTCCGCTTGAAGGTAGAAGATTGTATATCAATAGCGATTTACAGCCACTACTTAATTCGGCCTTAAATCGTCAGTGGGGAAGCGATAATACCGTTAATACGGTGCTTTCGGGATATAACAACATGCCGATTACTTTTGTGCCACCTACAAGGTTTTACACGGCAATTACTTTAAATGCCGGTACGGAAAACTGGGGATATGTAAAAGGAGCTACGGCAGCGGATATAAACTTTATGATTATTTATCCTCCGGCGATTTTGCAGGTTACAAAGTTTTCGCTTCCTAAGATATTTGACCCTGATACTAACCAGGAAAAAGACGCTTGGAAATTTCAGTTCAGACTTTATCATGACGCCTTTGTCTATGAGAATAAAGTCAAGGGCCTGTACCTGCATAAGAAACCTACAGAATAGGAGGTAACTAAAACTAAATGCTTATTGTTAAAGGTGGCATAAGCCGCAACATTGATGAAAAGAATTTACAGGTTTATATAAACAAAGGATATAAGCCTATAGAGATTAAAAAAGAACTGAAAGAGAAATCTAAAAAAGCAACGAAGGAGTGATAATATGCTCCCTGATTATACATTTTACACAGATACCTATTATGGCAACCAAATCACAGAAGCCGATTTCCCCCGGTTAATTTCGAGGGCATCGGCTTATTTAGATGGAGTTTGTAATATTGGCAATGCTCCGGAAGATGTGGTAAAAAAGGCCCTGTGTGCCGTAGCTGAAGCTTGGCAGACAAACGAACAGGGTGGCGATGTAGTTAGCCAGTCTGTAGGTAGTTGGAGTAAATCTTATGCGCAAAAGAAAATAAAGACAGATGAACAACGATTAAATGAAGCTGCTAATCTTTATATTGGTAAGTACTGCAACATGTCTGTGAGGTGGGTGTAATGTTTAACGATGCTTGTACAATCTATAACAAATATACTGAAAATAAAATTGAGAAATGGCAACGTACTGCATTAACTGGTGTATTCTGGGATGGTGTTCGAGGCTCTAATTTCCGTAAAACAGGGGTTGAAAATGCTGATAGTGTATTTATATTAATACCCCACAAAATTAAAGCAAACAAGCAGTTCTTGCCACCACAGGAATGGTTAAATTCTGAAAAAAATAAATATTGGACCTTGCAACCAGGGGATACAATTATTAAAGGTAACATTACCTATGAAGTTGTTAAGTCCTCAAAGGAACTTGAACAATTCGGCGAGTGCTACAAAATAACCAAGATTGACGACAGAGCATTTGGCGGCGATATGGCTCATTGGGAGGTAGGAGCTAAATGAAAATAAACACGCCTATAAATACAACTATAAAAACCGAAAAAGGAATTGTTAAGCTTGAATGGAGCTCTGATTTTGCTAACAAATGGCAAGGAAGATATGTAGCCGCGCAGAAATTTGTTGATAGCGAAGTATTAAGGTTATCAGATCCCTATATTCCTATGCAGTCAGGTATGCTAAAAACAAGTGGTATCCTAGGTACCACGATTGGATCCGGGGAAGTAATTTGGAATGCTCCGTACGCAAGGTA